ATTATCCCATTTTTGGAGCTTTTTTAAAAACTTGTAGCAGAATAGCGGGTTCAGTTGCTACTGAAGAATTAAAGCTTGAAAAGGAACTAATTGACTCTAAGCGCTTCAGAGTCTTAGTTGAAGGGAAAGTCGACAGGCTACAGGCAATTGACATGATTTTTCAAAGGTATGGGATTACTTTTGAGGATATTGCCCGTGTAGAGAAATTATATGAGAATGTTAATTTTCTACCTACAGTCGTGGTTGATCCATTTTTTAATAAATTAGTAAACAAGGATTATCCTGGGGATCCCAGTCCCATGAACACTTACCACATTTGACTCGTGATAAGTGGTCCGTCCAACAAGACGCTAAACTGTGATCTGTCCTATCATGACATTAAACTGATAGTCAACTTTGACATCTTAGTTGACTCAGGGACCCTATATATTCTATTTAATCTTAACTCTTTATCATTTTTCGATTTTATTCTACCTATGCCCACCACTACCCTTATCACCACTCGGAAGAAAAGAGTGAGAAGACCCAAGAAGAATCGCAGAAGTCAAGCTCGAACAACCACTGTAGTTGTGAAGAGGAAATCAAGACGTCGCAGAAACAGAAGGCAAAATCTTCCAGCCAATGACATTAAGAATGAGATCATGTTAGTTGCGAACCCCTGTCATGGTCCCATCTCCCGAACTATCGGGGATGGGGCTATCACAGAGCGCGTTCGTGCAACAGTGACTCTTCAGGTTACAGCTGGGAACACTTCTGGTTATGTTGTCTGGTTTCCATCTTATCATAACGGTGGATATGCTACAGCTTCTTCTAATCTTGCAATGTGGGAAAATGCTTCTGCCACAAACACCCCTACGAATTCAACTGCTGCTCCATTTGGTAGCGCTCATGCCACAGCTGCTGTGGCAATTGCTGATCCAGCTAATGCAGTTGTTCAAAGTGCGGCGTTTGCGAGAGGCAAAACTCACTCAGCTTGTATTCAACTTGATTACGTTGGTCAACTGTCAGCTGTCGCTGGTCAGGTTGCCATAATTAAGAATCTTCCTCTTCGGTCTTTCTTTTCTAACACAACCACTACTACTCTTGCTCCTCCAACAGTTGATGGACTTTTCAGTTATGCATCTGAACGTCAACGCTTTCAAATGACCGGTCATGAAGTCATTTGGAGACCCACAGATAGTTCTTCCATTTTTCGTACTGCCGGGGCCGATCGTCCTGGCGGAGCTTTGTCTCCGGACACAT